ATTAAGGTTTCCGACGAGCTCCTGAACGACAGCGTTTTCAACCTCGAAGCCTATATCTCGAAGGAATTTGCGCGCCGCATCGGTGCCAAGGAGGAAGAAGCCTTTTTCGTTGGCGACGGCGTTGGCAAGCCTACAGGCGTTCTGTCGGCGACGGGCGGCGCGGAAATCGGTGTGACTACTGCCGCAGCCGCAGCCTTTACCGCCGACGAAATTTTTGACCTGTTTTACTCGCTCAAAGCGCCTTATCGCCGGAAAGCGGTTTTTATCATGAACGACGCCAGCGTGAAGGCGCTGCGCAAGCTCAAAGACACCAACGGCCAGTATCTGTGGCAGCCCTCGCTGACCGCAGGCACGCCGGATACCCTTCTCAACCGCCCGGTCTACACCTCGGCATATATGCCCGCGATTGAGGCACAAGCAAAATCCGTCTTGTTTGGCGACCTCTCCTATTATTGGGTGGCCGACAGGCAGGGCCGCTCGTTCAAGCGCCTCGGCGAGCTTTACGCGCCTACCGGGCAGGTTGGATTCCTCGGCACGCAGCGCGTGGACGGTAAGCTGGTACTCCCGGAGGCCGTCAAGGTTCTACAGCAAAAGGCTTAATGGAAGCCGGAAAGGATGGTGGGGGTAATGTCGCTTGTAACTGAGCTATTGCCAAAGGTCAAGGCAAATCTGATTTTGACCCATGCCGAGGACGACGCGCTTTTGCAGGGCTGCATTACCGCCGCCGTCGCTTATTCCGAGGCTTTCCAGAAGAAACCGAGTGGTTACTATGTGGGACACGAACTGCCGGCGACCACCGAGCAGGCGGTTATTATGCTCTCCTCGTTTTTCTATGAATCGCGGGACGGCGGTACCGGCGGGCATTTCTCCAACAGCGTCGCGGCCAGCCAGCAATCGTGGACTTCCATCAACAACCTTTTGCGGTTGGAGCGGGATTGGCAGGTGTAGCGTATGGGTGTTTCTCAAATGGATGTGTTTATCCAAGTCATAGCCCGCGAACCGGTCAAGGACGCAGAGGGTTTCGGCACACAGCAGGATATTGTTCTGTTTTCGGGCCGGGCGTATAAATCGGTCACGGAAGGCGGCAGCGAGCGATGGCGCAATGAGGCGGTATTTTCGGAAGAATTGACCTCCTTCCGTCTCCGGTGCGTACCCGGCCTCAAAATTACGACGGAGCATTTCATTGTTGACGAGGACGGGCGGTACAACATCACCAAGGTGGATAATGTGTCGGGCCGGGGTATGTATGTCAATCTCACCGCCTCCCTTATCAAACCGGCAAAGGGGTGATGGTATGGCAAAATGCAATGTAACAATGCCGGATGACTTTCTTATGAAGTTATCCCGGCTCGGAAATAAGACGGATGAAATCATAGAGCGGGCATTGGAGGCCGGGGCCGATGTGGTGCTGCCGAAAATCAAAAGTAATCTTCAAGCGGCGGTTGGCAGCGGCACCAAGTACCCCTCCCGCGCCACCGGAGAGCTCGTCGCTTCGCTGGGTGCCTCCCCGGTAAAGCGCGACCGGCAGGAAAATCACAACATCAAGATAGGCTTTAGCGAGCCCCGGCGCACACAACGCGCCGCCAAAGGCAAGCGGAGCTATCACACGGCCACAAATGCCATGGTTGCCAATGTTCTGGAATACGGTCGCCAAGGCCAGCCGCCTAAACCTTTCCTGCGTCCGGCCCGCTCCGCTACCCGAAAAGCCTGTATTGAGGCCATGCAGCGGAAATTGGAACAGGAGGTCGATGGCGTATGAGCCTGTTGGAAGAACTGAATATCCTCTTGGAACCTTTGGGAACGCCGGTGGAAACCGGCGTTTTTACTGCTGCGGCCCCGGAGACGTATATCGTCATTACGCCCATAAGCGACATTTTTGAAATGTACGCCGACAACCAGCCCTATTTCGAGACGCAGGAGGCGCAGCTTTCTCTGTTTTCCAAGGGCAGCTATACAGCTTTGAAAAACCGGCTCGTGAAGGCCCTGCTGGGTGCAGACTTCACCATTACCGACCGGCGTTATATCGGGTTTGAGGAATCCGCCGGTTATCACCATTACGCCATTGACGTGGCGCGCAACTACGAATTGAAGGAGGACGAATAGATGGCAACTATCGGACTGGATAGGCTGTATTATGCCGCCATCACCGAGGACGAGAGCGGCGACGAGACTTACGGCACGCCGAAACAGCTCGCTAAGGCGATTAGCGCGGAATTGTCGGTGGAGCTCGCCGAGGCGACCCTTTATGCCGACGACGGCGCGGCCTATATCATCAAAGAATTTCAATCCGGCACCCTGTCCCTCGGTATTGACGACATAGGCACCGAGGCCGCGCAGATGCTGACCGGCTCCACCATTGATGAAAACAAGGTGCTCATTTCCGCCAGTGAGGACGGCGGCGACCCTGTAGCTATTGGCTTTCGCGCCAAAAAGGCCAACGGGAAGTATCGCTATTTCTGGCTGTATAAGGTCAAGTTTGGTATACCCGCCACCAATCTTGCGACCAAAGGCGACAGCATTACTTTTTCCACGCCCACTATAGAAGGCACCGTAACGCGGCGTAGTAAGTTGGATACCCGAGGCAACCACCCTTGGAAGGCCGAGGTCAACGAGGACGATACCGGCGTGGCCGCTTCTACTATCACCGGCTGGTATAACGAAGTTTACGAGCCTGCCTTTGGTACGGGCGGCGAAGGATAAGGAGGCCCAATATGGAGAAGGAAAGATACGCGCAGATCAGCGTCGGCGGCAATTCTTACGATTTGGTTTTGACGACGCGGGCCACAAAAGAAATCGCCAGACGCTACGGCGGGCTCGAAAATCTCGGAGAAAAGCTCATGCAGGCCGAGAATTTTGAAATGGCGTTGGACGAGGTAATCTGGCTCATTGCCCTCATGGCGAATCAAAGCATACAAATCCACAATTTCCAGCATCCGGACGATAAGCGGGAATTGCTAACCGAGGAAGTATTGGAACTGCTCACAACCCCCATGGAACTGGCGGAGTATAAGGACGCCATCATGGAGGCCATGTATCGCGGTACCAAGCGCGAGGTGCTCAGTGAGGAGAAGGGGGCAAAAAACACGGAGACCGGGTAAGCGTCGAGGAGATGTTTACCCGGCTCCTTTATTACGGCACTGTCCACCTGAACCGCTCTGCCGAGGAAACGTGGCTACTTCCCATTGGTGAATTGCTGGATTTATGGGAGTGCCACAAGCAGTTTATCGGGCTTGCGAAGCCCAAGCGGGAGCTCTATATAGACGACATTATCCCGCCCGGCATTTAGCGGGAACCGTTACCGGCAAGGAGGTGAGAGTGTTTGGCAGATAACTTTGGTTTGAAAATCGGCGTCGAGGGCGAGAAGGAATTTAAGGCCGCGTTGAAAGACATCAACGCGGCCTTTAAGGTTCTTGGCAGCGAAATGAACTTGGTTAGTTCCATGTTCGAGAAGAGTGACAAATCGGTGCAGGCACTTTCTGCCCGCAATGCCGTTTTGAATAAAGAAATTGACGCGCAAAAGGATAAAATCTCCCTTTTGAGGGATGCCCTCGCCAACGCCACCGAGAGTTTCGGCGAAAATGACCGCCGCACGCAAGCGTGGGCAACCCAGCTTAATAATGCGCAGGCCGAGCTCAATGGTATGGAGCGGGAACTGGAAAACAACAACGATGCCCTGCGGAAAAATGCCGACGGTATGGACGGTTCCGCCGAAGCTGCCGACGAGCTCGCCGACAGCGCGGACGATATGGGCGACGAACTGAAAGATGCCGGTGATGCCGCCGAAAAATCCGGGGGCAAATTTGAGAAGCTGGGCGGTATTCTCAAAGGCATCGGCGCGGCTATGGGTGCTGTGGTGGTTGCCGCAGGGGCCGCTGCCATCAAACTCGGCAAAGAAGTCATATCGGCATACGCCGAATATGAGCAATTGGTCGGTGGCGTGGACACCCTCTTTGGCGAGGCGTCGCAGGCTGTGCAGGGATACGCCGAAAATGCCTTCAAGACCGCAGGAATGTCCGCCAATGAGTATATGGAGACCGTTACGGGCTTTTCCGCCAGCCTTATTCAGTCCCTCGGCGGCGATACAACTAAGGCCGCGCAGGTTGCGGACATGGCGATTACCGACATGGCCGACAACGCCAATAAAATGGGGACGGACATAGCGTCCATTCAAAATGCCTATCAGGGTTTTGCGAAGCAAAACTACACCATGCTTGACAACCTCAAGCTAGGTTATGGCGGCACAAAGTCTGAAATGGAGCGGCTCTTGGCTGACGCCGGGAAAATCTCCGGCATCAAGTACGACCTGTCGTCGTTTTCCGATTTGACCGAGGCAATCCACGTCATTCAGACGGAAATGGGCATCACCGGAACAACCGCCAAGGAGGCCACGGAGACAATAAGCGGCTCTATGGCGGGTATGCAGTCGGCTATTGGAAACCTGATGGCTGGGCTTGGAAACGCCAACGCGGACGTTGGGCTTTTGATTGGCAATGTGGTTGAGGCGTTCCAGAACGTCGTGAAAAATGTTGTGCCCGTCATTGAGAATATCGTGAAGGCCCTGCCGCCCGCCCTTGACGGGATATTAAAGGCAATCGGTGAACTTCTGCCGACATTGCTCTCCACCGTCACGGAATTGTTCACGCAGGTGCTTACAACGATTTTGACGCTCTTGCCGGAACTCATTCCTGCTGCCGTGGATGCCATCAT